CGCGGCTGGGCATTTTTCTCGGGCAGAACAGTAAAACTTATCATCAAAGGACAAGAACAATGGCCGGTGGAAAACGTATCTCAATCGACATGATGAAGGCCGCATGCGAGCGGAACTGGACGGTGACGAAAACGGCCCGGTACTATGGTCTGCATAGCAAGTCGGTGGACGCTGCATGTGAGCGGTTCGGGGTGGTCCTGCCGCTGCACGACGCGCCCTTCTTCGGGGACTATGGCGTTCTCCAAGATACCAAGGTGCCGAAGGTTCGTGCGACCAAGAAGCCAAGCAACGCGGTGTGGTCCTGCAGCGAGGCCGCCGTGAAGAGGGCGCTCGAGAAGATGGGACGCGCCTGAGAGGCCAAACTCGACAAGCCCTCTCGGTCGGTGTACCTTTGGGCAATCAACATGAGAGGCTAAGCTATGCCCGCAGGAAGACCAACTGATTACAATCAAGAGATCGCCGAGATGATCCTCGACAAGCTTGCCGATGGTAAGCCGATGAAGGTCATCTGCAAGGAAGAGGGCATGCCGTGCTACATGAGCGTGTTGCGCTGGCAGCGGCGGCACCCTGAATTTGGTGACCTTGTCGCGCGCGCGAAGGTCGACGGGACGCATGCTCTGGCAGATGAGTGCATCGAGATCGCAGACGAAAAGAAAGCTGATCCAGCTGACAGGCGCGTCCGCATTGACACGAGGCTGCGTCTGATCGGCAAGTGGAACGCCACCATCTACGGTGACAAGGTTGCTGTTGGCGGTGCTGATGACATGCCTGCCATCAAGACATCTCAGCAACTGGATGTTTCGAACCTCTCGCTCGATGAGCTGGAGGTTCTGGGGGCTGCGCTGCAAAAATCAATCAAGGAGGAATGAACATGAACAGACTGACAGACGCCCGCATCGACGCCCTAATTGGGGGTATGCACTTCATGAAGTACAAGACCTTGACCGTTTGCGTATTGACGCTAACCAACGGCACAATGGTCACGGGCGAGAGCAATGTCATCGACCCTAAACATTACGATGCCGACGCAGGCGAGCATTACGCTTGGAAGGATGCGCGTCGTAAAATTTGGGACCTCGAGGGCTACGCCATAAAGCGCGACCTGTGCAATTCGCAGGGTGTGTCTGGGGTCAATGGGAAAGATTGATCTCCCCTTTGCGGTCGACCCAGCGGCCCTTCTGAAGATTATCGAGAGGCGCAAGTGTGAGCTTTCGCTGTCTGAATTTGTGAAGGCCGCGTGGCATGTGATCGAACCGGGCCAGCCGTACACCCACGGCTGGCACATCGACTTCATCTGCGCGCACCTCGAGGCCATCACCGACGGCCACCAGTTCGATGACGACACGTTCTACAACCGCCTTCTGGTAAACGTGCCGCCCGGCACCATGAAGTCGCTGCTGATCGGCGTATTCTGGCCCTCGTGGGAATGGGGGCCGCGCAAGATGCCGTACATGCGGTACGTCTGCGCCAGCCACAGCCAAGAGCTTGCCCTGCGCGACAGCGTCAAGATGCGCCGCCTCATCAAGTCCGAGTGGTATCAGGCTCACTGGGGCGACACCGTTCAGCTGACGCCGGATCAGGATGCCAAGGGCAAGTTCGAAACCACTGCGACAGGTTCGCGACAGGCCTGCGCGTTCGAGGGCATCACGGGCTATCGTGGCGACCGCGTCATCATCGACGACCCACACAGCGTCAGCGGGGCCAACAGCGATGCCCAGCGCAACACGGTGACCCAGCTGTTCAAGGAGGCCGTCACGAGCCGCCTGAACAACCCCGACAGATCGGCAATTGTCGTGGTCATGCAGCGCCTGCACGAGGAAGACGTCTCGGGCGTGATCCTGTCGAACGCCATGGGCTATGACCACATCATGCTGCCCATGCGCTACGACCCGACCCGGGCCAGCGCCACCATGCTCGGTTACGCCGATCCGCGCGAGGAAGAGGGTGAGCTTCTGTTCCCTGACCGCTTCCCCGAGGATGTGGTCGACCGGGACGAAGCAGCAATGGGTCCGTACGCTACAGCGGGACAGTATCAGCAGCAGCCCGAGCCTCGCGGCGGCGGTATCATCAAGGACCATTGGTGGCAGCTGTGGGATCGCAAGGAATACCCGGGCATCGAGTACGTCATTGCCAGCCTCGACACCGCGTACACCACCAAGGCCGAGAACGACTTCAGCGCCCTGACCGTCTGGGGCGTGTTCTCCGGGTCGGATGAGGTGCAGGCCACACGTTCGGTCGACCGGTACGGCCGAACCATCGAACTGCGCACCAGCTACCAGTCCGAGAGCCTCGGGCCGGTCCCCAAGCTGATGCTGATGTATGCGTGGCAGGCCAAGCTGGAGCTGCACGAGCTGGCCGAGAAGGTCATGTCGACATGCAGCCGCATGAAGGTCGACAAGCTTCTGATCGAGAACAAGGCCGCCGGTCACAGCGTGGCGCAGGAAGTCCGCCGCCTGATGGCCAGCGAGGACTTCGGTGTGCAGATGTACGACCCCAAGACCCTCGACAAGATGGCCCGGCTGTATGCCGTGCAGCACATCTTCGCCGAGGGCATGGTCTATGCCCCAGACAAGGACTGGGCCGAGCTTGTGATCCGGCAGTGCTCTGTCTTCCCCAAGGGCAAGAACGACGACCTCGTCGACACCGTCTCGATGAGCGTGGGCCACCTTCGCCAGATCGGCCTTCTGACCCGCGCACCTGAGCGCATGGCTGAGCTTGAGGACGCCCAGAAGTTTACCGGCAACACCGACACCTCGCTCTATGGCATTTGACATCACAGCGGGAATGTGAATTTATCGCCCCTGAAGATGTAGGAGGCCACACCCCATGAAGCGCGTACTATGCGATGCGACCGTCGACCGGTGCGAGACCGGTTCGCTTGTTGTCACTGTTACCGTCACCGGCAGGGGCGAGCACGAGGGCATCGTCCGCGTGTACGATGCGTGGAACCCCAATGACGACGACGCAGCTCGCGAGGGCATCCAAAAATTTGTCAAAGAGCTGGGAGGCGACCTTTGAGTGTCATTCTGCTGGGCGGCAAGACCGCCGCCTTCACCGCCGGTATCGCTGAGTACGCGCCAACTGGTGACATCCTTCCGTTCTTCGGTGTGGGGCCGACCGGCCCCATCGAGGCAGAACTGGCTGGCAAGCTGCCGCAGGGTGAGGTGATTGACGACCTCGGCAGCGTGAAAGAGACAATTCGCATCTTCAGCGAGCACGGCACAGTCGTCTTCATGGACAACCTCGAGGCCTCGTCCAACATGCTGAACACCATCGTGCGGGTCATCCGGATCGCCACTGAGAGCGACTGGGTGTTGCGCGAACAAGAAACCATGACCGTGAACTAGGAGACAAAGAATGACCAAAGGCGAATACCGTGTGGGGATCACGTTCAACCCCAGCAACGACGACATGGTCGGCAAGATCAAGCGCGCAGCCGCTGACTTGATCGACTTGATTGAGGGTATCGAAGAGCACCCGGCGCAGCTTGACATGCGGTTCAGCGAGATCAAGCGCCTCAAAGCGCTGGCGCAGACCGAGGTCGAAAGCGCAGCCATGTGGGCTGTCAAGGCCACAACGAAGGGGCCCGTGGCATGAGCAGCGACATTCCATGGGCGCGGGCCGTACTGCGTGACACCATCAAGTCTTTGCGCGCCCACCAAGGCCCGGGTGTGACCGAGAAACAAATGGCAAAGGCCATTGAGAACGCGATCCTTACGATAGAGGTGGCGCTGTCAAACATGACCCGCGAGACCGTCAAGCCGCGCCGGGCCAAGGTTGAAAGCGATGTGCTGACCCCCGAACTGGCAGTCGACATCCGGCGTCACCTCAAAGAAAACCCGGGGGCGTCCGTCAAGCAAGTCGCCGCCCTGTTCCATGTCAATCAGGGGCGCGTCACCGAAGCTCTGCAAGGCAAGGTGTAAAGATGATCCTCAACGGCAAATACCTCCTCGAGGCTGCGCCCATCAAGAACATGCTGCCCACCAAGGAGCGGTTGTTCGGCGTGTCGCACGGACTGGGCGAGGCGGGCTATGACATCCGCCTCAAGCAGACAATCTGGTTCCGGCAAGGCCACACCGGCCCGCATGTGTACGTCGATGACGTGGCTCGGGCTGGGCGCTTCTGCATCGCATCGGCCATAGAAGAGTTCGACATGCCGGACTATCTCGTTGGCATCGTGCACGACAAGAGCACATGGGCCCGGCGGGGCCTGTCCGTCTTCAACACCGTGATCGAGCCGGGATTTTGCGGTGGACTTACTCTTGAAATTGTTTATCACGGTATTGATAACCTAACTATCCCCGCCGGAGCTGGGATTGCTCAGGTTCTCTTTCACCGTGTTTCGGAGAGGGCATCGTACGATGGAAAATATCAGGGGCAATCCACAGAGCCAACCCCAGCAATTTACGGGTGACACAAAAATGTGCAGGAAGTGCGGCGTCGTTCTTCCTGCCACTCTTGAGTTTTTCTACAAAAACCCCGGTGGAAAGTTTGGTGTTACCCCTCGCTGCAAGCCGTGCGTTAATGAGGACAATAGGGCTTCTCACGCTGAGCGCATGAAGAGGGAGCCTGAAAAGCTCAAGGCTCAGGCAACGTCGAGATCGAAGGCGTATTATCAAAGAAATCTTGATGAGTGCCGTAAAAAGGGTAGGGATGCGGCTAAGGCTCGCCACGCCGCCGACCCCGGACTGAAACGCCGAGCCAAGCTGAAATATGATTACGGCATGACGCCAGATCAATGGCAGGCAATGTTCGAGGCGCAGGGGTGCAGGTGCGCGATCTGCGGCTCCGAAACCCCCAACGCAAAAGCGGGGTGGAACACGGATCACTGCCATAAGACCGGTCGCGTACGGTTTATTTTGTGCGCACACTGCAACAGAGGCCTCGGGGCATTCAAGGACAACCCCGAAATCATGAGGAGGGCGGCAGACATGCTTGAAGCAATCCAAGACAAACCCGTGGAGGCGCGCAATGGCTAAGTGGGAAGACATGCCTGACGACGGTTATCAGTCTCTGCGCCGCGTCCTCGATCTGGCCTTGGACCAGTCCGCAAACGGCAAGGGCAAAGAGCGCCACGCGAACGATAAGCCCTTCGACCGGCAGCCAATGTTGGAGATCGGCCGCATGGTTGGTCACGGCTTTTGCCTCGGTCAGGCTATCAAGAAGGCGCAGGAGGCCAGCCGCATGGAGCCGGACGCCGCACAGCGCGAATTGCTGGGTGCGATCAACTACCTTGCCGGTGCGTACCTTCTACTGGAAGAAATGAAGGCGACCTGATAAGATCGCCCCAAACCATACCCCTGAAGGGACCATGATATGT